TTTATGTAATCATCGTAAAAATTGTAAGAAACCAACAGAGGTATCCAATAACACAAGTTCTAATGATTTAATTATGGAAATAATTAAACAAAATAACGATATTCAAAAACAGAATCAAGAACTTCAAAATAAAATTATAGAAATATCTCAGAAACCCCATGTCACAAACAATATACAAAACAATGTCCAGAATAACTTCAATCTAAATATGTTTCTCAATGAACAATGCAAAGATGCTATTAGTATTACTGATTTTATAGATTCACTCAGAGTAGAAGTATCTGACTTAGAAGCCACTGGAAAATTGGGTTATGTCTTAGGTATTTCACGTATATTTATTAATAAATTAAAGGAATTAGATGTCCATGAACGTCCACTTCATTGCACTGATATAAAACGTGAGACGGTTTATATCAAAGATAAAGACGTTTGGGAGAAAGAAAGCAATGAAAAGAGTACCTTAAAACAGGTAGTCAAGAAAATTGCTCGTAAAAACTTGCAACAATTACCTGCATGGCAGGAGCAAAATCCTGATTTTAAGACATTAGATACACCTGAAAACAATGAATATATGAAAATCTCATTGAGTGCTCTTGGTTCTTATTCTAGAGAGGAAGAAGAGAAAGATATTGATAAAATTATGAAAAATGTATTAAAAGAAGTTGTTATTGAGAAGGGAAAATAAACACTTAGTATACGGCCAATTTCCCAATATGAACTATTTTTTCCCTAGGACCAACAACTCGCATAGGTGTCCACCTCTTAAACTTATTATTAAACACACATTCCATCAATAAAACCTTCTCCATATGAACATATTTGTCTATATTCATATTTTGAAAATCATCTTCATCATCGCTTTCTTCAATATAATCCAAATTTTTATTCTCACGAATATTCCTGAACAAGCCATTCATCATAACGCTTGTTTTATAATTCGGGATATATGCAATATTATAATAGATAGGTTGATTATCTTTCCCATATGCAAAGAGGTGATAAATATCAAACTGCAAATCGGCCATAACTCTAAATACAGTAGGATATTTATATTGTGGTTTCGCGAAATCCATTCGCAACTTCGTATTATCATGAATAAGCAATGGTAACACCGATTTCTTCGGCTCACTCGCACCAATCTTCTTATTAATATTCACATTCAAATATGGCATAGTTTCGCCACAACTTCTGTATTGAATATGATGAACTTGGTAATAAACTGAATCAGTAACATCGCTAGGTATAGTGATAGGATAATCTTCCATAGACTCTTTTAATTCTACTTGCCACAACATTGGCAAGACAAAAACAGTATCTGTTGGTTTACGGAATTCCTGTTTAAGTTGGCCCATTAATTCAGCAATAAATGCAAGTCGTTCGGTAAAACCACACTTCTTCATAGGTATTCCTTTGTAAAACATGATATCTTCAATTATAAACCATTGATTTTCTGGGACACCCTCCTTCTCTTCTTTTATCCACGTACCATATACAATAGTCCCCAATGATAAACTATGGTCAAAACCTGTCTGAATAACAGTTGACTTTGTAATTTTCTTCTCACGATTTAAATCCAATAGATAACAAACATCGTTGTCGTTATGATAAGTAAACCATGCAAAACATTTTTTCCCTGTAGGTATAGCCATGCAAATATCGTATTTAGGTGAAACTTTCTTATGTGAAATAGTTTCATAGGAAAGTTCAAATTCAGGAAAACGCTTCATAAGCTGAGTAGTTTGGTTTTGGGAAAGCTCCATGATAATGTATTAATTATGATGGACCACTAAATAATAAACGCACCTTGCTTTTATATTTGTTTTATAAATTATTAGACAAGCTTGTTATAATAAGCCATAGTTTTATTCACATAAATCCAGCTATCTTTATTGGTTTCATAACATTCCTTGATATAATGTCCATCCGCATTGTATTTATCAGGAATCCACCGAATATCCTTGCATAGATTAAAATCTATTAAAAACATGGCTGTATCAATATTAAAAAGTTCAATATTATTTCCAGGAAGAAAGGTTTTATAAGGATAAACATTTTTAGGTCTAGATTGGTCAAAAGTATACATTTTACCTGGTTCAATAGTATCTAATAACTCATATAAATCAGGATGAATAACATTATCATCATCCAAGAAATACAAATATGTGTCAAAACTTTCTATTAATTCCAAAGCGAAATTACGTTGTGGATTACCACTTATTCCTTCACCCTTGAATATATACTCTTTAATTTTGTCATGTTTTTCAATTGTATTTGGCATAGAAGAAATCCTTGTTCCATCATAAACTATTATCCACTCGTTTACGTAGTCAAAATCAATACTTTCCTTTATTTTTATAAGATTCTCTGGGCGTATAGATGGCGTAATAATAGTAAGTTTTGTTTTTAGTTCGTCTTGTTTTATTGAGGGTTTCTTTCTCTCAGTACTTGATTTTATTATAGAAAAATCATCACAACTCTTATAAATAAGATGGAAATACTGTACCAATTCTTCTTCTGAATGGTCTTTTAAAAAATAGCATTTCATATTATCTAATTGTAAATAATCAAGCTCTCTTGTAAGCTCACCAATATCGTGTTTATTATCTAACAATAGAAAATCATTGGAACTATCTCCGTACAGTTCAATAAGCATATCTTTATTTTTACGGAAAGCGTCTAGACCAATTATACAATATTGTTTCTTATGGTTCACATTAATGATTTGATTGCAATATTTATATTCACAGTTTTTACGTTTCCATATTTGACTGCAATGAGTAATATGGTTAGGGTCTTCATATGCATCCATACTTTTCATTTTTTCGTTAATTTGGTATTTCTCGTAACATTGAGGATATAAATGTTGTTTGCAGAGGCGATTAATTTCACCATTTCGTATTAGCGAAAAGTTATTATTGTTATTATTCATATATTGAACGTATCCTAGTTTCGGGACCTTAGCAATCTTTGTATTAACAGCTGTTCTTAAAAACAATTCATAATCATCAGAAACAGGCAAGAATTCAGAATAATTTCCCATATCAATAAGTGCATTTTTGCGCCATATTCTAGGGTGATTCGGAATAGCTACAATATGGCTTAGAGAAACATTATTAATATTTGGACTAATAGCTACATTTACCCATTGGTTGTTATGTTTCTGGCAATAATAACCACTGTACCCTAGACCGAAAAAATCGCCATAACTGAAATTCGCGCCATTTTCGTAAATGTTTACAAAATCCATATACACAAACCCTATTTCTGGGTTTTTATCAAATACATTTGCAGCATCTAATAAACAATCTGGTAAAATCTCGTCGTCATGGTCCATTTCAATAACATATTTACCACGACATAACATGACAGCCTCATTTTTAACATTTCCTATACTGCCGCTATTTTCGCTGCGATTATATAGGCGTATTCGTTTATCATTTTTGAATATGGTTTTGAGAAAGTTGAAATGGTCATCTTCGGGAGAATCATCTAAAATAACCCATTCCCAATCTTTAAGGGTCTGTTCTTTTATACTATTGTAAGCACGAAAAATCTTGTCGTAGGATTTATAACATGTTGTAAATAAAGAGAATATTGGGCGAGTAAGAGTTGTATCGCAGGTTATAATATTCATATAACAGGTATTTAATACTTGATTCAATAGATTTATGTCAGGTATATCATTGAAATGTATCCATCGTTTTCTCATACGTTGTGGTAAAATAGAATCAATAGCTGGTGCATATTCTCTGTCACTTGGACCGAATGTAATTAACAAATGATTGTTTGAATCAAACATTTTGTTTAAGTCATTAGAATCATTTGTAATTGTAACAGAGAAATTCATCTTATCTTTGTTTTGGTCCAGAAAGGAATCAATTCGTGAATGTTTATCATATCTAAACAATAGTGTAATAGGATATTTCATTTAATATATATTGTAATTACTAATATATTAAATATTTTTAACGTATTATTATGCTAGTTCGTTTTCCATATAACTGGTTAGTGCGTCGTCCATAGATTCAAATTCAAGTACATGGTTTTCCATGGAATTTTTTGATTCTTTATTTTCTTGTAATTCGCTAATAATTTGTTTGTATTTACTAACCTGAGTATTTACTAAATCTTTTGTTTTTTTAGTACTATACGTATCTTTTAAATATATCCAACAAGAATGGCAAATATAAATGATGAATATAAATACAATAATTTGAATACATAATCCCAAAATAGTAGTATACATGATATAGAAAAATATAAGATTAGTATTTATGTAATTCAACGAAGGGAACCAAGGTTCCCTTCTGAACCCTCCTAAAAAGTAAACATTTTTATAATAATATACTATCAAATCCGTAATAAAAGGAGGGTTCAGAAGGGAACCTTGGTTCCCTTCAAAAAATTGAATTAAAAACATGTACATTATTCTATTCATAAACAAGATGGCACCTATTACTATTCTAATTGTTGACAAGTCTGGAACAATCAAGGAGACAACCCTTAAAACCTATGACGAATCTGAACTTTATAAAAAGGCAGGTTTCAAGACACCGGAAGGTTTCAAGTGTTATGCTGAGTGGAATATTGAGGACGTAAATGATAAGAATTATTCCGTTTCTGTATTTGGTAAGACTACTGGAAAAGCAAATCAAGAGAACAAGTATGATTTCCCTCCTCCTATTGATACAACACTTTTCTTTGGAAATTGTATTATTGTGAATAAAAATGAGGACGAGGCAGTTAGTATTACAGAGGATGAATGGGAGTCGGTTTATGATTATTTGTTTGGTGGATTTGAGGACCTAGGTGATGAAGATAGCGATGAGGATAGCGAAGACGAAGAGGATGATGGTCTTCCAAGAACTAAGGATGGATATGTAAAGGATGATTTTGTTGTAGATGACGATGAAGAGGAATATGAAGACGAGGAGGAGGAAGAGGAGGAAGAGGAGGAAGCGGACGACGATGATGAGGAGGTTTACACAAAGAAAGCAAAGGTAAGTAAGAAACCTAAGGCTGCTGATAAAAAGAAGGGCAAGGCTGCTGATAAAAAGACCAAGAAGGCACCAGCAAATGTATTCAGTAGTATTGCGGAGCCAGAAAATTATCTAGATTGCACTAGCGAGTTAAGCGAGGAGGAATATGTTTAGTAAATAATATATTATCATATTATATATGCCCAAACATTGGAGAGTAGGACAAAGTACCGATGTTTATAAATATGTAAAAACAAATAAAGATATAAAAGTTGGAGATACAATTAGCTACGTTTCAGATAATCAATTAGGGGCTGCAACATATAGAGTTTATACAACAAATAATAACAAGAAGAAACGTCTTGAAACAATAGAGGATTACGAAATTCTTACAAATAAACATAGTTCGTCTCCTGGTAGTGGAAGTAAAAAGTCTGGTGGTAAAAGGACCTTAAAAAAAAAGTCAAAACAAAGAAAGACCAGAAAAAATTGAATAACTTTGCTATTTTTTTATATTAAATAAAAAATAGCAACTATGTTTTCTGCGTATTTTCTAAAACGTAAACTACAGAGAGGCATAATAAACAAAACTATTAACCTGAAATTTCTGCAATGTGTAGACTTATCGCATATGAATTTATCATCTATTGACATAAGAGGTGCAAAGTTAAACAATGCTATATTAGAGGGGACAAACTTTAAGAATACTATTTTACAGGGAGCAGTATTGACGAAAGCAAAATTATTGGGTGCGAATCTACAAGGAGCAAATCTAATATATGTTGATTTTACTGGCGCCGATTTACGCGGAGTAAATATGCGAAACACTAGATTGTCAAATGCGATTTTTAAAGACGCAGATTTAAGGGGTGCTGATTTAACTGATGCAAAAATAGATGTTTCTACTAACTTTATACAAGCCAATATGGAAAATATTATTGTAGATGAAGATAAGTTAAATAAAGCAGTTAATACTGGAGCAACAATAAAGCCATTGAAACTTTACGACAGAATACTTTATGCGTTAGGATTTAGAGACCGGTTTTTGAAAGATAAAGTTCCTACTATGAAACAAATAGTTCCTATTTCCAATTAAACAAACAAATCGCAAAATAATATAAAATTCTTATTTTTTATACTATTAATAACATGGACGAAGACGATATAACCTTAGTAACCGCATTTTTGGATATTGGCAGAGATAATTGGCCAAATCAAGATTTTAAACGTACCACTGAATTTTATATTGATTCCTTTTTAACCTATTTGAACTATCCATACAAGATGGTCTGTTATATTGATGAGAAATACATTGACAAGGTTCTCACAACATATGAGAAAAGTCCCTATAAAAACAAGCAATTTATTCCAATCAATAGAAAATGGTTAGATGAAAATATTCATGCATGGACCAATATTGAGAAAGACCGACAGATATTAAATCATCCCGAATTTAAAAAATTCTTGACAAAGAGATTAGATGTAATGTATCCCAATGGAATACCACAATCTGGTGTGCGTGAGCATATGTGCCCTGAAAATATTTATCCAGAATACAATGTTATTAATCATTCCAAGATAGATTTCATAGTTCATGCTATTAAAAATAAATATATTGATACGTATTATACAGCATGGAGTGATTTTGGTTATTTCAGCACTTATCATAAAGATGGTAGCCCACTTCCAACATCTACTATTGATACTTCAAAACTAGATATGAATAAAATAACTATATGCCTACGACGACAAATTATGGAGGAAGACAAAGATATGATGTTTACATTATTATATGCTTATGAACTATTTATAGGAGCTTTCTATGCTGGACCGACACATATCATGGAATATTTCCAAACTCTTTATCATAGTTGTGTAAATGAAATGTATGAGCGTAGTGTATCTGACGACGACCAACATGTTTATATACGGTGTTATATAAAAAATCCGCTTGTATTTAATTTATCTATTCATGGTGGAGATTGGCCAAAAGCACTAACGGTTTTTCAGAAGAACTAACGACGTTTGTTTTTACGAGTTTTTCTTTTTTTATTCTTTTGAATTACTGAACCACCTTTTTTGGGCGAAGGGTCTTTTGCTTTAATGGTTTCTTCTTTTATGGTTTTTAATTTTTCTATATTATTATAATCTTCCCCGATAAATGAATAAGTAGTAGTACAAATTTTTTCAGTAGAAGCCAAATCACATTGAGTTGTATATTCTAATATCTTAGACATCTTTAATTTAACATTATTGTATTCTAAAGAAGAAAATGTGTTATATAAACCATATCTAAAATATTCATCTGAATCACTTCTATCAACTAATGGTATGCAATATATAGGGATTATATACTGTGAAGCTTTTATTTCTTTATTAAAAGGTATATTTTTATCATTGTTATAATGAATATTATGATATTCTTGAATGCTATCTGGAATATTTATAGTAATATCATAAATCATATAATAAAATCTAAGGTATGTTTCTTTGTTTTTCAATATAACAGAATATATATTCCCGTTAACTTTTATTTCTGTTTTGCCATAGTCAATCCTAATGTCCATATCTGTATCTTTCGCTGTATTAGATGGCCAATAACTCTTTCTCTCTTCTGGCTTCAAATTATTATATTCAAAAATTTTGTATGGATCAACTGGATGATAATTATTGTATTCAGAATCATAATGGTACTCATTTAATTTTTTTATAGTATTAGGAACTATATCACATTCTGTAATTTGATATGATAATTCTCTATCTTCATTCAAAAGGATATTATTATAATACTCAAATCTTTTTTGGTTACTTCTCCTACAATATGAGTTAGGGGTTTCAGTAATATCAGGCAATTTATTTATTATTTTATTTATAAAAAACTGTATTTCTAGAATAATAAAAGAACTCATTGTATAATTATAACCCTTTTCTAAACGAAAATCCATGTTATCCATATTTGTTTGAGATAAGCATAATCTCCAAAAACCACACTCGCTTTTAGATCTGGCAAAAGTAAATTCAAGGCTAATACCTTTTTTAAAAAATCTATAAATATTTGTTATTATTACATTTACGTATAACGTTCCTCTTGTTGTAAATTTATTTATAAACCTAAATGAATATTTATTGTTAATAGTAATAGTTTTTGTTGACTCATTTTCTTTTATTTTAAAAGGCTCTTTAAAAGGGTCTGGTCTAAAAATGCTACCAAACGTACTTTCAAAAGTTTTTCTAGTAGATGATAACATAATTATGCTATATATTTATGAAAGATAATTATTAATTATCATCGTAACAATTTAGAGATGTAAATAGGTATAATATAATGAATAAGATAGATAAGATTTATTATATTAACTTAGATAGAAGGCCAGACAGAAACACACATTTTTTAAATCAATGCAGACAACATGATTTGCCTTTCTCAAAGATACAAAGATTTCAAGAAATAGACGGATTAACTTACAATTTTACAGAAGATAAATATAAGATGTTCGCGAATTGCGATTATTTTAGAACCCTGGATTTTTATCGTAAAAATAATATGCAAGAGAAATATTATAAGATTGCCGAAGAATTAACTAGAAAAATTATGGGAAACCAATTAAGTCATTACACCATATTAAATGATATAGTGAACAATGATTATGAATACGCTATTGTATTCCAGGATGATGCTAAATTGAATAATAATTTTGTGGAATATATAGATAATCTTATTGAGAAAATACCTGAAGATACAGAAGTAATGAATATTGGAGCGAATAGACTGGCAGATGGTTCGCATGTTATCCCTTGGGATTTTGAGAAAGATAAAGAGGAGACTATAATTATAGAAAATATAAATGATTATGTAGGTCGTTTACATAAAGATATGAACCCATGTTCATTGGCATATATAGTAACAAAAAAGGGTGCGAGGAATTTGGTTGGTCATTTTAATACAGTAGGCTTTTTGAAAGCAACTGATTTTAATTTTAATCATTATTTAATGAGTAAGAATATTTTTTATAGCTGTCGTAAAATTATGGCGACTACAGAATATCAAGGTAGTGATGTGTTTGAACTATGTAACGTACCATTATAAGTTTATATAGTATCAATAATTATTACTATCCATATTTAGATAATAATAATATTATAATAATATATAATATTATGCCGATTCGTCGTGTTGTATACTCCAGGGCATCTTCGTTGCCAACATCAGCAATATTTTGGCAAGAATACGCAAAATATTTCCGAGATATTTTAATAGAAAAACAACCTGGTTTACTAGAATTATTAGATAAATTTAATTCGAGTGATTTAGAAAAACTACCTTTTTATCAAAATTTTGCAAAACTTGTTGACGAATTTACAATATTTTTAAATGAAAATTTTAATTCAAATCCAGAATTTATACCACTTAATTCTGAATTTGATTTGAGTAGTTATTATAAAGATAATGGTTTGATTTATATTAGAGATGTACCAACATACGATTTTGATTCGACCTTTCTATCTGACCTCAGAAGTTTTGTTTTTATTTTAGACATAATGGGATATAAACAAGAGGAGGTTGCTGGGGAATATAAACCAGGGATAGGTGTTGAAAGTTGGCTGGATAAATTAAGTCCGATTTATGATTTAATAGAAAAAATCAAATCTAAACAAGAAAATAAATCATCGGCTAGAAATACACAAACAAATGCTGGTGTAACACTACCCAAATATGATGCAACACAAACCAATATTTTACATGACCTATTAGTTTTAATAAAACTGAAAGAGTTTAACACAAAAGTAATTACTTTACTAAGTAAAAGTGGTTTTAAAAATATAACCGTTTCTGAAGAATTTATTAATAAAGACAGTATTGTTGGTTCTGTTGGTGGTAAAGAACATTTTAAAACAATCATGAATAAGTTTAAAGAATTTGCCAAAGGCAGTGAGGTTTCTATTGATAAATTAAATCATCTCAATTCAGTTATTGAAGTTTGTATTAATGAAATTAGTAATATAAAAGAAGTAATAACTCTATCTGCTGATATGCATATATTTAAAGCTATTTTTTATTCTATTGAAGTATTAAAGAAAAGAATTAGTGGAAGTATGTTTCAGAGAACTAGGAAAAGTTTTATTTATGATAAAACAAAAAAAGGAGGCAAATTATTTAAAAAATCAACAATAAAGAAATCACGGATTTCCAATAAAATTTTGGGTGGTTTGCAACCATCATATTTACGATATTTTAGAACGGGGGACTTTACTACAATAAATGGTGAAACCAAACGGCGAATGACCACCGATGATACTGTTTTTAACGCCCCGATTTTGACTATTAATGGATTACTTGCTATTGGATACACACCTTTGTATTTAAAAAATAAAAAAGATGATATACATAATGAACGTGAAAAGGGAAGAAACGCACTTATTTTTTTAAAAAAGATTATGCTGGAATATTCAAAGATACATGAGACCCCAGTTACAGATAGTCAAGTTACAGAACAAGCCCCACCACCAGAAGCCAATGGAGGAATGTATATTAATAAATTTAAAAATAAAAAGATTAATACTAGAAAATTAAAGAGATGACCAGATTTATCCACCGGGAACCCAGAATTATTTTACGATTTTTACATAATAAAAAATTATCATGCAAATTGGTAAGCAATAAAAACTCATTTACACCTTTATCACTAGCGCCCAGAAAAATTGATTGATATTAAAATATAAAGATAATATCAATAAAATAAGCATCATGCATAAGATTTCAAACCCCGAAACCTTTCGTAAAAACGTAGTGGATAAAATTGGCGAGGTCCTAGAAGATGAGAAGAATAGTATTAATCTAGAAAAAGGTGTATTTAATTATGCGATTAAGGAGGCAAACAGCAGAAAGATTATTAAGAAGTGGGAGAATCCTTATTTCGCTCAAATCTATATTGACCGTTTGCGAAGTATCTATGTAAACTTGAAAAACCCTGAACTTCTCGCCGTCTTGAAGAGTGGTGAACTAGCCCCTCAGACATTGGCTTTTATGACGCATCAAGAGATGGACCACGAACATTGGCGCAGTAGAATTGAACGTAAGATGACGAGGGATGCTAGCAAATTTACAACAAATGTTCAAGCATCTACAGATATGTTTACTTGCAGGAAGTGCAAGTCAAAACGCTGTACCTATATGGAGTTGCAGACGAGGAGTGCAGACGAACCTGCAACAATTTTTATAACTTGTCTAGATTGTGGTAAACAGTCTAAGCGGTCTTAAAGTCGTCTTCATCCAACAGCATCAACGCCATGGCTGCATAATTATGTAAATCTATCAATGTATCACGAATACCTTCATCATTTATAAGATTCACCCCATTTTTTGTTATTGACATAGAACGCTGAATTTTATCTTCAATGCGCATTAATACACCAATTACTCCGTATTTTGCGAAAGCATCTCCATAGTCAATGTTTTTTCTTGTAAAGAGAGCTAGACCCTCAGCTTGAACTTTTTTCATTTGCTCTACGCGATTCACGGGTTCAGTATTTTTTTTATTATATGGACAACATTCTAATCCGATTGCCGTATTTGCAAGGTAATCAGCATTTGCATTTCCAATAGAATGAATATCACTATTTGTAGTGTGTGCCTTTATGTGAATAAATTTAATATTGGGCTTATCTTTATACGTTTCATATGCAAGCTTCACTAATTCTTTATTTGGTATATCTTTACTCCAACCTTCACCATAGCATTTTTCTCCATACGACGACGCACACTTCATAGCATATTCAGAATCAGTAACAATAGCCACTTTTTTACCATCAACCACATCATTTTCAATAATAGAATATGTTTCAATGATTGCAGTCAATTCAGCAGCATTATTTGTTTGATTACCTTCTATTTTTTGCGATACATTACGCTCATCATCTTCTCCAAAATAAATTCCTATTCCAGCTTCTGCATTTGGCTTACCATTATTTGAACATGCACCATCAGTATAGACATAATAATCTGGAACAAAATCGTCCACTTTCTCAACCATAGAATTTTGTTGGTTTGTTTGAATAAATTCTTCTGCAAGCTCTCTTTTATCAAACTTTTTATAAAGAGCATTCTTATAACCCTTTACAGAATTATTGCACTCATCCCATGTTGAGAAAATTCCGATATCTCGCCCATTTGCAACAGCGT